ATCACCCATATCTTCTTCACCGCCAAGGTCTTCTTCTCCGCCTAACGGATCTTCCTCATCACCAGCCAATGGATCTTCACCACCTTCGTCGCCAGCAAGAGGATCTTCCTCTTCGTCTCCAGCCAAAGGATCTTCTTCGTCAGCTTCATTCAATGACCAACGACCTGTGTTAGCATGGGTTGAAATCTCTTTTAAAATGTGTTTTAAATTGTAGCTCATATTTTTTCCTTATTCGTCGATGCCTACTAAAATGTCTCTAATCAAAGTCTCAGCATTATAATAAATATTTGGAGTCTTAGACAATGTTTTACATTCCTTTATAATAGACTCATTTAATCCAGATGGTGTTGGTGCCATGAAAGCTCCGTGAGTGCTAGGATTTGATACAAAATCAAATCCAATCAATTCAAAGTCTTCCTGAACCATCACAACAGGACCATCATGTTCATGTAACTCTTTAACAGAACCTAATCCACGTGAACTAATTCCCAATGTTCCTCCGCAAGAAAAAATTTCTTTCAAAATATTTCCAGCAGGCGTAGATAAAATCTTACATGTTCCAACTAAGTCATTTCCTTCCCAATGCATCTCTGTCACCATATGACAAGCGTTTTTCAACTCAATGACCGAACTATCTGGATGATCTAACTCACCGTATGCTCTGTTTTGTTTTATGAAATTTTCATTATACGACTCAGATTCACGTTCAAGGATCACCTTGGGATATACTCTTCCATTATGATTCTTTGCATCAGCACGCTGAAGAACGCCTTTTACTTCAAGAACTTTGCCGCTCTTGATAGACTCGTTTAACATATTTCTCGGAACATCAAATGGTATCCAATCTACTAACAAATTCCTATTCATGTGTATAAATATAAAAAACGTTTAAAATTGTTTAATTTTGTGTTGAGACGTATCAGACGGTGCTGATGTGTTTTGTGTTAGCGATGTAGTTGGAGCAGCTTGATCGTTATGAATTGCAAACTTTCCTTTTTTATATCCTAACTTTTTACCGTCATCTGAAGTCAAAACTACAAGATATTCACCGTTTATTTGTTTAACTTCAACCTCTTTGATAGTAATTGTCTTCGACCCAAATGATACAGTCTTCCCAATTAATTTCGGTTTAATTAAATCTAAAAACTGTCTTTCAGCAGACTCAGCATAATTTGTAATCGAATTTGCCATGTCTCTTAAATCGTTTTCAAGTGGCATACTAATTACACTATCTCCACTGGGTTGATCAGCAACCATAGTTTCTGTCAATAAATCTGTTAATTTCATGCTCCCAAATCCTTTGCTTTACGAGAAATCTCTTGAACATACTGATCAATTTCCATTAAATCCTTCGATGTTCTATTCCACATAGCATCAGTGGTTACATCAGATTCTTGTTTTAGTTTGTTGCTGATGTTTACAAGATAATCAACTTCTTTTAACATCTTTTTAATTTCCATCACGACATAAGATACTTTGGAAGGAGCTTTCTTATAAGCTGCGCTTTCTTTAAATCGTCTATAACGAGAATATGCTTCGTCTAATTTAGCGGGATCTTCTTCGTCTACTTCATCTACATCTCTTTCGTGTGGATTAGGCATACTATCCGTTCCATATTCACCGCCACGCCATTTTACTTTTCCACCGGAAAAAGCATTAGGTGTCATGTATCCGGGAGTGGCTCCTGTCGTAGACATCTCATCAAGTAACTCTTCCTTGATGATCTCTTTTATTAACTCTTTTAACTGTTTTTTATTAAGCATCGGTAGTTACATTCTTTAATTCTTTGATTAACTCATATGAAAGAAGTAGAGAAGTAACTTGTGAGTCTTTAACGGTTTTTCCTTTAACCGCTTTGTCGAGTTGGTTACAAACCTCGGATATCTTAATCTTTACAACTTTATCGGCAATCTTTTCTTCAAACAACTTCAACTCACTTTTTACAGCAGGTACTTCAGTTTCTATATAATGTTTAAGTGAGTTTGTGTTGCTTACGTTGTTGATATACTCTTTCAATAAAGTTTTTTGTCTATCATCTAACTTAGAATATTTTTTGTTGAAGTTATCAACAAGAATTTTATAAGACAATAAACGTAAATCTTCTTCTTGTTTTTTGTAAAATTCTAATAATTTATCTTTATCAGCGTCAGTCTTATTCGACGTTACGTTACCCAAAAGACCTTCTGTGATAAAGTTTCTACTTGACAATACATCAGATGGGTCGTAATTCGTATCTGTCGATGAAGCGTCTTCAAACAACTTATATACGGAAGCAAATAATTTATAATTTGAAATCTTTCCACGTAAAAACGAATCTAATGGATAATGTTCTTTAATTGTTTTTATTAAGTTATACTTTTGTTCATTCAGTTTCTTGGAAGAAATCTTCCTACGAGACTTACAAATCATCTCAACTATACGATCAGCACCTATAGAGTCTTTTGCTTTCTCATGAACAAGCAATTGATATAATTTCAATTCTTTTCCTAATTCGGTTTCTTCGTTAAAAAATCGTTGTAGGATTTTATTTGCTTTTGAATCTTGGGTATTTTCCAAAATATCCGCCGTAACCTGACGAACCAAAAGCTCAAATAAGATACCTGTATTCTTAAATTTGCTGTGTTTAATCTTATTCATATTAGATATTTATATAGATACTGAGTTAATTATAAATATAAAGAGTTTTTTTAATCTTTCAAAATATTTGATTCGTCAAGTAAAGAACGTTGTGTTTTTTTACCATCTCCGAATTTTTTCTTTAAACTTTCCAATTCTTCCGATATAGAAAACGTTTGTTTTTTATATCTATCGTCTTGTGACTTTTCCAATTCCGAAGTATGAGAGTTATCCAAAGATCCTAATTTACTATTTAAGGATTGTTTTCTATTTCTTTGTTTATCCGACAATCCTTTTGTGGTTTTTGTTTTACCGCTGTTATCTTGTTCACGTTTAACGTCATCCGGTCTATTGTCTTCTCCTGGTTTAGGAACGTCTCCTTCAAAAAGATCTCCGCCTCCCATGTCTCCACCACCGAAGTCGCCTCCTCCGAATTCATCTCCACCTTCACCTTCTCCACCATCATCAGTGGCTACCTTAGTGATGCTTTCGGCTGGATCAATGCCTTCATTTTCAATTGAGTTCAAACGATTGGTAGTTTTGGTATCTTCTACAATCTCAACGCCTAACTTGTCCATTTCGTCTTTAGATAAATCAAATACATGTTCGTATACCCAACGTTTAGAAAACATCTTACGTTCTACCATATCACCAGCAACACTCATTTTGTCGCCCCACAACGCTACTTTTTCTTGTTCAAATATAGTTGATGGGTTGGTCAATGATAACTCGAAATTTACTAAAGAAGCGTCTGTGAATCCTTGTGTGTATAAGTGTATCATTGCTATCTTAGACAACTCACTTACGATGATACGTTGTATACGTTGAATTGTTCTTGCAAATCTAACGTCTTCAGCAGCCAATGTAGCTTTTCCGGAAATTCCTTCGTCGTATCCAAGAAACGCTTTGGGAATTTTTAAAGATGCCATCATTTTATGTTTAACATAATCCAAGTCTTCAATTCCAGTCCACTCTAATCCGCCAAGATTTTCAATTCGTGTTCCGCTGTCTCCACCACGAACCGGCATATAAAAATCTTCAATCATATTTTGTAGATTGAAACGTAAATTATAATCTCCCGTCTTTTCATCGATGTATGGAACTTTTTTCATACGATTTACTAAACGTTCCATATAAGTGTCAACTTCACTTGGAGGGATATTTCCGATGTCTACGTAAAAAATACGACGTTCTGGAGCTCTCATAATACGATTGATAAGCATCGCATCTTCCATTAAACTCAATTGTTTCCATACACGACGAGCAGGTTCTACCTGACTACGGCCATATGGAAGGAAATTACTGTCGCTTAATAAACGAAAGTGAGCAACTTCAAAATTCTCATATTCCATTCCGCCATAAGCACCGTCATGTTGAAATTTAATATAATTTTTATTTTCAGGATCTAATCCTTCGATACGAGTTACTTCATAAGCACTCAATGGTTCTACTGAATAAACTCCGTATTCTGGTGATATCTCCATTTTGAGGAAAAAGTCACCATACTTACACATATTACGAGTCCATGACCATAAATTAAACTCTACGTTCAAAATCTCATAAAATAAATTTTCAAGGATAGCTTTAATATTTTCGTCATCAGAACGAATCGTCAACACTTCACCCATCTCTGATTCCGTTGTACATTCATCCGCATAGATATCCATCGCAGATGCTAGAATCGGGTCCATATCCATGATGTCATAGTCACGGAATAACTCCAAACGACTAGCTTGATATGCCATAGACATATCTCTGTTGTGCAAATTGTAACTTGAACTACGAAGACGATTGAATCTGTCTCTCATAGAGTTACGATCAGTAGCATACTGAATCTTATTCGTGTCTACTACTTTTAATTTTTTACCGCCAACATTACGAACTATAACATCAGTTGAAAATAATTTCTTTAAACGTTTAAATACACTTATATCAGCCATCTTTAAATCCCTAAATCAGTTGAGCCCTGTTCACTTTGTTCGTCTTGCTCGGAAGCTATTGCCATCTTCATTTCTTCAGCAGATTTCTTCATGGCTAATTTATTTTCTTTGTCTAACTCTTTTAAATGATCTGCTGCTTTTTTATAAACTCCGGATTGGGTTCGATGTTTGTCAACTTTTGCTTTGGCCTTTTCCACGGGATCATTAGCATTCTCAACACGTTCTGTTTTTTTTGCTAAATCATCTTTTGCACCTTGTAGTGCTTTGCCAGTTTGGACGGAATCTTCAAAAATATTTTCGATTTCTTCTCTAACCAAATCACGTATGATAGATTCAATTTTGTTGCTCATTTATATAAATATAACCTTTTATTATTTTAGTAACCACCGAAGATCTTCGTTTTCTCCATTTATATCCATTGAATATGGATCTTTAGACGGATATCCACTTCCTTTATTGTTGTAGTATCCTGTAGAGTAAACACCGTTCTCAGAGTGTTGGGCTTTGCCCATCCCATTTAACGCAGTTCGTTGAGCATCCATTCCGTTTTGTCTTAACACCAATGCAGTGTCACGAACCCATAAACCTATGCCTAACGCCATCGTTAAATCGTCATTGTAACCATTAGCAGCTTGTGCTTTACCATTGTGCCATATAAACGTCATTAATTCATTGATCATACGTTTAGAACGAATCGTAACTGTTCGTTCTCTAAAGTATAAATCCAACTTGGATATTACCAATGGACGTGTTCTGGACGACATAGTAAAACCAGCAGTCGCTCTTTTGTCTTTAGCATTCCATTTGTTAGTAAACTGATTGTCTAAATCAATATACTTCAAATCGTCTGTCATGTAAAATAAATTTTGATAACCACGATCGATTATCTGTTGAATAGCAGCCCATCCAATTGAACTGTTTTCCACTATCAATAAAGCATTATTCCATTCTGTAGCAACCTGAACCAACAAATTGCCAAAGTCTTTTGTCTCGATCTTACCACGATATTCAGCAACCTGTGTGTTGCTTTCTACATCCAATACGTGAAACGTTGAATAATCCTCTCCATCCCCACGTGATACGTCAGCACACACAACATAATCTTTTGAAAAATTAGGATGTTCCCATCGCCAATAACAATTATCCATATATTCTTTGGATATTGGCTCTATTACATAAGTGTCTTCATACCATTTTAAAGTTTCTAAGTCAATTACAGAGTTACCGGATGAAATAAAATCGCAGTCGCATTCCTGAGCAGCTCCCTTTTGACCAAGCAATACATCCTGTTCATCACGCCAATTTTGGTCATATTCTGGATGTTTTGTCCAGTGTAATTTAATCGTATTAAATTTCTGAACACCTTCCTCGGATTCTTTCCACATACGATAAAACCAATTACCCATACCATTCGGTGTAGATAAAACGATCGCGTTTCCTCCACCATGAGTCATTGCTGATTGAACAGATGTCCAAATCTCGTCAATCTGATCAATGAAAGCAGCCTCATCGACCACCAATAAACTCAAAGCCTCAGAACGACCAGCATCACCACTAGCAGACACTGCCTTGATCTGTGACCCATTCGCTAAACGTAAACTCGTTCTGTTGTTCTCTACCTCCTTTTGACGCATCCATGAAGGTAAATTGTCGTTCATAAAACGAACCTTAGTTACAAGGTTCTTAGCGACGTCCTGTTTAGTAGCAATTACAAGTATAGACTTGTCTTTATGAAATGTCATCAACCACATGCCATAACCAGCAGTCAACGTGGATATTCCCATTTGACGACATTTTAAAATGATGTTTTTGGGATTGTCTCTAAACTCACGAACACATTCCTCTTGAAACGGAAATAACTTAAAGTCGATTGTTCCCTTACTTGGGTGTTGGATTTTACAATATTTTTTCATGAAGTATGCAGGATCAGCCGCACACTTTTTATACTCAGACTTTATTAATTCACGTAACTGTTTAACTTTGTTCATCTATTTTTGCTAACTCAGAATCAATTCGCTCCAACGTGGATTTGCCTTCTTGAATGTCTTTTTGTAAATCTTCTTTAACCTTGTTCAAATCCAAACCACTCCAGCGCTCAAGATCACCAAACTCATTTACAAATTCAATTTTTTCATCCAAAACCGTTTTTTCAGCTTCCTCTAATTGATTTAACATATCAATCACATAGTCACGTTGTTTATTCAATACAAATTTTAATTCATATTGTTTGAACGTTCCATTGATACGTCTTTGTGTATCCAACTCAACAGTACAATCGAAACACATTTTAGTGCTTCTATATGTTGAATTGTCGTATCTATGAGAAAAATCAATTTCCTTTTGGCATGCTGAACAACATGGGTTTGTGTCTTGTAAAGCGTTTATTACTTTTGGAATTGATTTTTTTCCATATGATGTCTTTTCCCATATCTTACCGTCTTCATCGACCCATTGATCTCCGACTTTACGAGCACGTTCTTCTTGTGCTTTTTCTATTCCAGCAAAACTCACAGACGGTGGTCTAAAATTTTTACCGTCTACCCAATCATTTATAATTTGTAAATTTGAACTCATATATATAACCTCTGTAAGTTATATATATGAAAAAGTTTTAAAAAACTGTTTTTTTACATTTTCTTCTTTATTTTCTTTTCTTCCGTATCCGTGAATTGAGTATATGGTTTTTTAGCAACAGTTGATGCTCCTGCGTTTAATTTTGTTTTTGGCATTTCTTCACAGGCAGAATCATCCATTGAACAGGTTCCGTTGTTCGATTCTTTGTTATTTCCTTTTCCAATTCCACCATCCATCATCTTTATTTTTTCAGCACCATCAGTTGACATTCTTTTTTCAGCAGTCATAAATTCATCTAAATTATTAACTGAATTTACCTTAGAGTCTACCTTTGACTTTCCTGATTTTTTCTTGGGATCTACTTCCGTGTATCCACGATTTATAGTTGGTTTGTTACCATCCAGTTTTGAATAGTCTCCTCCGGTTGGAACTTTCGTATCGTCTAAATCGGGAGTATCATCTTTAGTATCTTTAAATTCAGAAGTAGTGTTGTCATAATCTCTATCTTTAGCATGATCAAATGAACCTGCTTTTACATATTCATTATACAAATTCCCAATTTCTTTGAAAGATTCTTCTAATGATACAACATTAGACTCAACAGGAACTTCACCGTATATTTTTATAGTATTTG